ATATTAAACTATGACAGCTAAAAAAGAACCTGCTATTGCCTTAAAGGACATTATGGCAGCTCTGGACAAAAAGGACAGAGGCTTTTATAGTCGCTTGACTGATGAGCAGAAGAAAGCATTTGTGCCTTGGATGATGATGCGGTATGCTAGTAGCGCACAAGGCCGTAATGCTGCTCATTACTTGTTTATGGTTAATGAACTTGTTAACAAAAACTTCAGTGACGTTAGCAAGCACCCTGAACTACAATGGCTACTAATGACCGCAGCAGGTTCTGGTAAGGTAGAGTTCCATCCTTACATTAAGCCTCCTAACAGCAAAAAGAAAAAGGACAAAGTGCGAGACTTTGTAAGCAGCATTTATCCTTTGCTGAAAAGCAGCGAGATTGATATGCTGCTAGAATTAAATACCAAAGAAGATCTAGCAAAGTTAGCGGAAGCGCATGGGTACGATGACAAGTCAATTAAAGACATCTTTGGAAAGTGATACAACTTGTAAGTGGTGCGAGAAGGAGTTTCGCAACGAGCGAACTCTATCTGCCCATATGTGTCCAAAGAAGCGCCGATGGGCTGACAGAGAAATGACTCACGTGAGACTCGGCTTTCGTGTGTTTCAAATGTTTTATGAATTGAACACAGCAGCAGCCAAACCCAAGAGCATGGAAGATTTTATTCGCAGTCAATACTATGAAGGCTTTGTTAAGTTTGGTCGCAGTTGTGTACGCAACGAATACTTAGATCCAGAGAAGTTTGCAGAATGGTTGATTAAGAATGGTAAGAAACTAGCAGACTGGAACAAGGATAGCTTGTACAACGAGTTCTTGCTGGAGTATGTTAAGAAGGAAACAGGACTTCGTGCGCTAGAGCGTAGCATACTTTATCTTGCTGAATGGGCTGAAGATAACAGTTGCGATTGGCAAGAGTATTTTAAAGTTGTTAGTACACCTAGAGCAGTGCATGACATTAGGTCAGCTAAGATTAGTCCGTGGCTAATTTATCTAAGTGCAACTGGTGCAGAACTGTTAACTCGTTTCAGCAGTGAGCAAGTTAAAATGATTGATGATCTTATTAACGCAAAGTTTTGGGTCAAGGTGTTTGCAAACAACGCAGAAGAAGTTGAAGCAGTTAGAACAGCATGTGAGGCAGCAGGAATATGAACTTAGAATTAGAAGCATATGAAGGCGAGCTTGCTCAACTTCGACGAGTACATAAAATGGTACGGCACTTGTCGGCCGAAAAGCTAGACGGTGTATTTTTCATTTGCGGCGAAGCGGGTGCTAAAGATAATATGGGACTGCCAGAAAAGATTCTAGTATGCCCTGCCTACGGCTTAGATGGTTTTGCTATCTACACTAAAACATCAAACTATTCAGCACCGGAGTATTAATATGCGAACACGAGAACAAATTATCACCAGCATGTGCTATACTTACAGGCACGACTACGGTATCACAATTAGCGAAGATGTACGAATGTACACTTTAAATAGTGGTGTTACAGAACAAGAGCGCAAACAAATTTGGAACACTATGTCACAAATTTTTGATAATGATATTGCGCCATATATGGATTTTAAAAATGCGATACAGAAAGAAACCAGTAGTAATTGAAGCAGTACAATTTGTGTATACCGGTGAAGGCATAAGACGCTTAACAGAATTTTGTGGCGATGCTATCGGTAGAATTTCCAAAGAACGTCACCCTGACGCCAAGGGTGAAATGGAAATTTGCACACTTGAAGATGGTGAGCATTTAACAGTAAAGCATATCGCTACAGAAGGCGATTGGATTATTAAAGGCGTGCAAGGCGAGTTCTATCCTTGCAAGCCAGATATTTTTGAACAAACCTATGAGGAAGTCACAGATGAAGAGTGAAGTAAATTTAATTGGCGTAACCAAGCCTAGTGCTATTACAGATTGTCATACTCCTGGCGATCTGGTTGCATATGCAGCACGAGTTAGCAATCCGGCTAACCAAAGCAATACACAAACTGCTCCTAAGCTACTAAAGTATCTTATCAAGCACAAGCACTGGAGTCCATTTGAGATGGTGCATATCACAATGGAAATTAAGACCACACGTGATATTGCTCGCCAGATTCTGCGTCACCGCAGCTTTGCCTTCCAAGAATTCAGTCAACGTTATGCTGTAGCAGAGAATGTAGGCTGCAAGCGCGAAGCACGTCTGCAAGACGAAAAGAATCGTCAGAACTCAGTTGAGGTTAATGATCCAGAGCTACAAGAAAGCTGGAACATGGAACAGGCAAAGGTTCGTAATGCTGCGATGAACGCATACAAGTGGGCGCTGGATAAGGGTATTGCTAAGGAGCAGGCCCGGGCCGTACTACCAGAAGGCTTAACCGAAAGCACACTTTACATGGCTGGTAGCTTGCGTAGTTGGATCCATTACATTGACCTACGTGCTGCAAACGGCACACAAAAGGAACACATGATTATTGCAGAGCAATGCAAGAAGATTGTGCTAGAACATTTTCCAATGCTAGACGAGTACTGGGCAGATAATGAAAGTAATTGATTACTTTGGTCCTAGGGTTGCAAAAGATAAATTAACAGTTCAGGAAACTGCGATGCTGTTTGACATTTGCAATCAAGCAAAGGAACCATTTAATCATGAACTTGTAGGGTACATTAAAGAAGAAGTTGGTATTACAGAGAGATTACGTAATAGTTCATTGTATCCTACAATCTTAAATAAGATGAAACAGTACTTGACTGAAATCGATAATGGGATGTGGAAAAAAGTAGTCGAGTCAAAACCAGATTTTAATTTACTTGATTTAAAAGCTGCATGGTACAATAAGCAAATATCATAGGCATCCTGCGGATCTAGTGTGTGTTATGTTTCCTAAGATTCATTTAGATGAGTCTGTTAGCGAATATTTTGATAACTATCAAAAAGAAAAACAAACAGGTCAGCTAAATTTTGTGTTTGGAGAAAATGTAAAAAATGACTTCGGGATAGTGCAAATAACTGTGCAACCAGAAGAGGGTGATGTATTTATTTTTCCTTCAACGCTAAAACACTACACCGCCCCAGTGTTAGGAAATAGTTTTCGTTACAGTGTTAGCTGTAACTTTTCGTTCAGTAGTTTATCTACTAGACTTTTACAGAAATTGAACTCAAATGAAGATTGATTTTGACGTAGATATTGATATGGCTAACCGTGAGGATTTCTTGCGGTTAGTTAATCACACGCCTGCAAGTATCAAGCAGGATGATGGTACTTACGTTAAGCATAACACTGGAGTATACTTCCAAACTATCCCAACCTTTCCTTTAGAAGGGTTTAGTAGCATTGATTATGAAACTGCTGAAGAAGATGGCTGGTTTAAGGTAGACATCCTAAACAATGGCATTTATAAAGATGTAAGGGATGAAGCACATCTTACTCGGTTAATGAATACTGAGCCACTTTGGGAATTGCTAGAGCATGAAGAATTTGTAAGCCAGTTATTTCATGTTAGCAACTATGCTAAAATTCTAGCCCAGTACAAGCCTACAAGTGTTGAGCAGTTAGCTATGATTCTAGCTATCATTCGCCCTGGTAAAAAGCATCTAGTAGGTAAGAGTTGGAATGAAATTACTGCTACGGTTTGGGATAAGCCCACAGACGGCAGCTATTACTTTAAGCATAGTCACGCTGTGGCTTATGCAGTAGCAATTGTTGTACAAATGAATTTAATTTGCGAAAAAGCGCATTCTGTATACGCTTAACCTGTTTTGCGTATTAGTTGAATACTGCGGCGTTTGATACGCTTCTTTAATAAGTTCTGTAGACTAGTAACAGGACCAAATAGTATATCAACGTCCTTTGTTACAAATGTCCTCAAGCAAGATTTAAACGGCTTCATTTCGTGGTGTAGGAATACATCAATGGGTAACATACGGTTGCTCTCCCACCACCACATATCGCCTAATTCTAAAAACTCTTTTTTACGTTCTATTGTGGGTATAAGTTCGACGTCATAGAAAGTTACAATATTGTTGTCGTGATTAACAACAATACCTACATAATCCTTTTCTAAATAATGAAGTCCCGTGAGAAATTCTAGTTTTGAATAATCTTCTTCTTGCATGTCTTGATATTTATTAACTATAGCTTTTAACTGTGCTCTTATTGGAAAGACATTTTAGATAAATAGTACTATGAACAGCAATTTTAAGCTATATCTTTATGATACTACGATTGATCTAGTAGTGTCATCAAACAGTATTTATGTGGATAACAAGCCTATGAACAACAGAATTTTGAGCGCACACAAGGGTGTTAATAACGAAATCTATTTTAATATTAGAGATAGAGATAGAAAGTTACAAAATGTGTTCAGTGATACACTAAGAGCATACTTAATTGAGCCCGATGCTAAGAGACGAATTCTAACCAAGATTTTAACTAATACATCTGATGTAGGAATTGTGCGTTTAGTGCTAACTGATGGCGACCTAACCGATGTAGTGCCAGGCCTATATCAAATCCACATTACCAGATCAACCCAAGAAGATATAGATTTGCCAGTTTATGTAGATCAAAACAACAATGTAAAACTTGATATTAGAATTACCGATCAAGCCAGCGTTACACCGGTTGCTACTCAGGAAGAAACAGTATTCATTCAAACTGCTAATACTTTATTGGGGGACAGCTCAAACACATTTGTTACTAGCGCACTTTATGGTAACCTAGAAAAGAACTTCGTCGATAGCCAACATACTGTAGGCATTTATACAACCGGATACACAGGCAATATTACTATTCAAGGTAGTTGCTTAATTGGTGTACCGGATATCGACGATGCTAGCAAAGACTGGTTTAAAATTGAAACAGTGAGCTTGAGCAACAGTAGCATTATTACTCATAGAACATTTAACGTAAATGCAAATTGGATTAGAGTAATTCATACTCCAGATTCTGGTACTGTTGACAAAGTAGTTTTACGCAACTAATTCTTGACATTTGTAAAAAAGTAAGTATAATACAACTATGGATCTAGACTCTATAGTTGAAAGTGTTCACCGGTTGGTGTTGGATCACCTTCCTATTCGTACCACTAAAACACCTAGTGGTTGGCTCACTTTCGACTGCCCAATGTGTAATGATAAACGTAAACGTGCAGGTATCATTGCGCGAGCAGCAAAGATCAGCTATCACTGTTTTAACTGTCACTATGTAACTGGTTGGAGCCCTAGCGCACAACTTGGAAAAAAATATATAGATCTTGCAGCCCGGTTAGGCGCAACTGATGAATCTATCCATGCAGTTCGAGTCGAATTGTTTAAACACAAGGAAGAACTTGAAGGCGTTGTAGAAGAAAATTATGTTTACAACTTTTCAAAGTTTGATGTAGTAGATTTGCCAGAGCAGGTAATGCTAGTTGAAGACTTGCCCGACGACCACGAAGTCAAACAGTATGCAGCTCAACGGGGTTTGTTGAATCTATATACTTTGTTATATTTCCCCAATGATCCATTATACGCTAAACGTTTAGTAGTACCATTTACTTTTAACGGTGACATTGTAGGTTGGACAGCTAGACATATAAATCCGCCTGATAAGCAAACACCTAAGTATTTGCACAAGATGTCTAGCGGTTATGTTTTTAACATTGATAGATTTGCTGACAGCGAACGTGAAATTGTTATTGTAGCTGAAGGTGTGTTTGATGCTATTAAGATAGATGGTATAGCAGTGTTAGGTAACCATGTTACGCCTGAACAAGCACACTTGATTGAGAAACTAGGCAAGCGAGTTATACTTTGTCCAGATCGAGACAAACCTGGCAAAGAGCTTATCGAAGAAGCACTTGCATTAGGGTGGGAAGTAAGTTTTCCTCCATGGCACAAAGACATTAAGGACGCAGACGAAGCTGTACAGCGTTATGGCAGACTATTAACGGTTGCGAGTATTGTTAAACACGCTACAGATAATAAAATTAAAGCACAAGTAAAGGCAAAAATGTTATGAAGCTATTTGCAAATGGTTGCAGTTTCACACACGGTCATACAGGATGGGATAATGACAAAAATCCTCCAGAATGGGTCTGGCCTAGTGTCATGTCTAGCAACTTTGAAGAAACTGTTAATTTAGCATGGCAAGGCGGAAGTAATGCTAGGATAGTTAGAACAACTTTAGATTTTTTTGATAAGATAGATGATCCTAGCAATTGGCTCGCTATTATACAATGGTCTGCATATATACGTTTAGAGTTTCATGATGAAGAATCTGACACATACTTTGGTTTTTGCGGGGCCAACGATCAACCTGTTTTAACAGGGTCAGACACGGTTAAATTTGTCACCATCCCACCAAGATTCCAAAAAAAGATTAGGTTTCATTTAGATACTCTACATACTCAATCACGACGACATTTAATTGAGCAGTTTGTTTATCAACAGTTTGTACTAAGTGAATTTTTTACTAGGAAAAACATTAAATTTTTATTTATAGGTATGAACTCAAGCTCACAACTTCCAGTTAATTTTACACACCCTTTGTTAAAATTAATACCGAGCAATAATGTGCTTCTGCCTATGACACGTTTTGTCAATCAGAACACTCCTAATTTAATTGAAAGTGAAAGCGATACTCATCCTAATAAAATGGGTCATGCAGTCATTGCAAACTATATAACTAATGAACTTAAAGCGAGAAACTATCTATGAGTGATGTGAAAGAGTACACTGAAGAAGTACAAGAACTATTTTTGCGATTCCTCATCAGTGATCATGATCTATTTGCTCGTTGCCAGAACATTGTAAAGAGCGAGTTCTTTAACCGCAAATTTAAGAACACAGTTGATCTACTGGTTAGTCACAGCACTAACTATAACACTATGCCCACAATTGAGCAACTTAATGCTGTTGGCGGTGTACCACTAGAACCAATTGAAAATGTTACTCCCGAGCACCAGAACTGGTTTATGGATGAGTTTGAAACGTTCTGTAGACACAAAGCACTAGAAAAGGCAATCATTGAAAGCACTGACTTATTAGAAAAGCAGCGTTATGGTGAAGTTGAAACTAAGATTAAGGCCGCAACACAGTTAGGACTTGTTAAGGATCTTGGTCTCGATTACTTTGCTAATCCCAAAGAGCGACTAGAATGGATTAAGCAACAAGCTGGCGCTATTAGCAGC